ATGGTATTCAGCGTAGGTACGACCAGGGATTTGCCACGTCAGTAGTGCCTGTTGAAATTGATATTCGTTCGACATATAACGCAACTGTCCCTCGAAAGACGATGGATTCAATCCATACTTAGCACAGAACATTCCAAGTCCTGCATAGCGTGACTCAGATGTCCATTGGATTAGACCATACCCTCCCTTGTGACAGTCTTGCCAGTCAACAAGGTCACCACCTTCACAAACATTAGGAACAAACTTTGATTCCTGTTTGATGTTTGCCATAACAACAGAAAGCGCCAGAGGATCTCTGATCCCTTGACGCTGCTGTAGGTACTGCAGTGCTCTCGATTCATTGAAAGAGCACGTTGCACAGATCCATTCAATCATTTGATAGAACTAGATAAAACTTCGTTTGATCAACTGGTGCGTTCTCGTAAAATGAGATGTCGCCATAAGTTTTGTGGTCTTTGTATCCAACCATACGACCTTTCGTATTTTGGATAGCACCCATCATAGCAATGATGAGAAAGACTGCAGGTGGTCCAATAATGAGAGCACCACCGATAACATAATACGTGAGAAGTTCAATCATTTCGTTTTTTAATAACGATTACATTTTCAGAGTTGACTACATCCAGACCGAACTCCAGATGGTCGTCGGGTTCCCAACACAATTCTTGATAGAGTGCATTGAGTTTTTCCATATCCTCCCATAACTGGTCTGGGTTCGGTGTCATAGTTATACGTTTCGTTGAACGTATTTATTCTATCAGAATAATCCGAAGAACATATGCCCAGTTAACAAATCAGAACAAGCAGCAGCGACCAAACCGATCATTGCTATTCTACCGTTCCAAGTTTCTGCCCAAACCTTTTGTGGTTCGATGGCGATTGCCTTGGCAGAGGTCTGTGTGCTCTGCTCAGGGACTGAGAATTGTGTGTTGGTTCTCATCCTAGAAAATTCCAGGGATGATTTGTCCAGTTGTAACGTAAGCGCCTACTGCTGCTACGAAACCGAGCATTGCTGCCCATCCATTAAATCTTTCTGCTTCAGGTGTCATTGTGAGTCTCCGATAGGGTGTTTAAGAAAATACGAACGGTAGTCCGTTAGTTGCTGTGTAACCTAGTACACAGAGGAATGCGATGTTAGGAAAAATTGATTTGATCATTAGACTAACCAAGGATTCCAAAGAAAAAGAAGTTTCCTGTTGCGATATAGGAAATCAAACCTGTGGTAAAACCAAGCATTGCTAGTCTACCATTCAGTTTTTCAGCAATCTCGTTATGAGTAACTGAAACATCCATAACCTGCATTTCAGGTTCTTTAGCGAAAATGTTTTGTCTTCCGCCTTGTTCGGTGATAGTTGTCATTGATCAAGTATTAAGAACTGTTACAATTATATAGGGATTGTAAACTTTTGTCAACCCCTAAGTCAGAATACCTTGATTACTGTGTCGAAACTGTATCACGTTCGTAGCAAGGGACACCTGCAGGGTCCAACCACTTGGTGTAATCGAAGTCTTCGATAGCAGTCATCATCTGATCCATATTGTCACAGTAGTACATCGTCTGGTAACGTTCTGTGTACTCATTGAACTTAAGGATCCTGCAATCTGGTTTGCCATTGATCTCTAGTTTTCCACAGGTAACATACTTGTAAGGATAGCGTTCGTGGATAAGGTCCATAGAATTTGTTTAACTGTTATCACTATACACATAAAAAGACCCTCTTGTCGAGGGTCGGTGTGCCACTTTAAAAAGTGGGTCCAATGTCTAGAGCAAGATTGTCTACAAAGAGTTCGTAATCCTCGTCTGGATCTCCAAAGAATTGGACACCAACAGACTCGTAATATTTGAACAAACGTTTGAATAGAGATGGGTTCTCGTAATCAAGCGCGATGTCTCCGTTAACAACATCCCTCAAATAATTGAGGTCTCTCTTACTGATAGGCATAATGCTACCTCGTACTACTAGACTATAAATCCCCGAAGGGAACGATCCAGGATGGATTCGAACCATCGACCGACTGCTTAGAAGGCAGTTGCTCTATTCCACTGAGCTACTGGACCTCAAGCATCTACTGTTTTTGTAGTTGAGCAATACGCTCTGCGATAACCTTCGCCCTATTAAATTCTTTCTCTGCTAGATGTTCGTGCATCTTGTCAATCAAAACCTCTATTGTAGATGTGAGAAATTGATTTTTAGAATCGTAATCATCCGTTTTAAAGGAGGACATTGTTCTTGCCTTCGAACTACAGAGCATACTATATATCAGGTTTACTCTGAAGTCAAGGGGTGTGGGAAGTAATCTTTTCTGTAGTACCTACCTAGAATGTTGGAGTTGTAGAAGGCAGGTTTTTTTGATCCGTCACACTCTGTGAGGACACCGTTGATGAAGAGTTGTTTTGTCTCTTCATAATTTGTTTTACCTCCCGTAAGGTGTAGGGAGAGTATCTCTCGTTTGAATGCTCCACGTCCGAGGAGTTTAATATCTTGAGTAAGTTCAGGACAACTGCCGTAGTATTTTTTCCAGTCGCTTTCAGTTGTAACTCTCCTAGTCTTACCTCTAGGTTTTCTTTTTGACCAGAAATACTTCCGTCCGATATATTGCTTGCCACTTTGAAGGTTTGTAATCCGATAGACAAAACCGAAATAAGGGTCAATGTTCTCAGATAGAAAAGGGGTTCCTTCAAATATCCAGGGGTTCTCATAGTCAATCGCAGATCCCGTCTTCGTCGTTGATGTCACGATAGGTTGTTTGTCTGTCATTATCCGAACTACTTATACGGTATGCATATGTATCGGAATAGACTTCGGACTTGAGTTCTGCTAGTGCTATCTCAATGTCGTGGATGAGTGTCTTTAGATTTTTCTTTTGCATTAGGTAGGTCCTGCATTGGTAATCCCCCAGTAACAAAACAAGGAGATGGATGAGAATAACATAAGTGCCTTGAGGTAAATCATTTGTTCACTTCTTCGGGGGCACCTATCATATCAAACTTTGAAATTCCGTGGTCCATTTTGAGGATACGCTCAATATGTCCCTTCACTTCCCAAGGAAATTTGGTCTCCGCTTCCACGAAGACCTCGCCAACATCAGGGATGTTTACTTTTTGTTTCCAGAGTTTCATTCGTCAATATGTAATTGGTTCTGTAGTTCTGCCCAGTCTTTCTCAAATCTCTCTAGACCATTGTCTGTCAAGATATGGTTGTACATTTTATTGAACACTTGATATGGCATAGTCACAATGTCTGCTCCTGCATCAAAACAACGTGCGACTTGGTGCACTTCGCGTACAGATGCAGCAAGGATCTCTGTATCTACATCGTGCATACGATAGACTCTAGAGATTGCTTGAACTAGTGATATACCTGAGAAAGAATTGTCATTCAGTCTACCAACAAAAGGAGACATCATAGATGCTCCTGCTTTTGCAGCGAGGATTGCTTGTGAGACTGAGAAAATTAAGGTTACGTTTGTACTGATACCATCGGATGAGAGATCACTACAGGCAATCAGTCCCTCCCTTGTACAGGGAAGTTTAACTGTGACGTTGGGGGCAATACTATAGTATTCATTTGCTGCTTCAATCATTTCTTCTGCTGTATCGCCCATAACTTCTGCAGAGATTGAAGCATCCCAAGAAAAAAGATCACTGATTTCTTGGATCACGTCTCTAGGTTTCCTACCTGCCTTCAACATAAGAGAAGGGTTAGTAGTTACACCATCAATGAGACAAGTTTCCATTGCGTGATGGATAAGTTCGGGGTCCGAACAATCTAGGAAGATTTTCATTCGGGTAGTACCTTATTATATTAATATTATATATCCTAGCATAAAAAAACACCCTTGAAAAGGGTGTGCGTTTCACGAAGTTATTTGACCGAAGTGTTTTGATTGAATGACAAGTTTATTCTACACCATTTGGCATAGTACACTCCCCGATAGCAAAGAAAGGCGAAGACCTTTTCGGGATTGTGTTTATTCTCGTCATACTCTGGCAACCCATAATCTATTGAGATCTTGAGTCGCACGGTCCTAACCCCACTGGTGCAAGAATTTTACTTCTGCATAGATTAAGGTTAGGAACGTGGCAGATCCCAATGTTATGAGTCCCACCACCATTAGCGGTGATGATAGATCCATCTTAACTCTTTGATGCGAACTTGCGTTCAACTTTGACGCCTCTGTACATCAAATCGTGGTTGCGGTTTGATGATGCTTCGGCAAGTACCTTTGCTTTGTACTCTTTGGCGTTATACTTAACGCCTCTATACGTGATAAGTTCCATTTGGTTACTCCTAAAGTAGTTGGATTTTTAGGTCCGTTCCTTTAGTCGTTTGCGTCCCACGGACACTCAGGAGTTGATTCCTGAATGGTTTGAACGATCTCAACCTTTACCTGTCTAGATAACTGTTCGTGCTTAGCAACTCTACCTATCAGTACAGCAGCATCGACACAATGGAGATCTGAATACGCTAAAATCATTAGATGCATTAACATAATAATGGTCCAAACATAGGGATGAACGCTCCGTTCCGCGACTTACTTGCGTCTCTTGCGAGATGAACGTATGGATATGATAACATATCCTGTATTATTTAGCAATCTTTTTCTTTTTGTTACGCTTCCTGTTGGTACGGTACTGCGTCTGCGTGCCTATGCCCTTATCTCGTTTAAGATCCCGCTTAAGTTGCCCGAGGAACTTGAGATGTAATTTAAATTGATTATGCATCGATAGTCATTGTATTGCGGATTACTGCTCGCGTGAAAATTATGACCGTCAAAGATAACAAACCTCCCTTGACGTGGTTCGATCTTAGTTTTCATCGTCAGTTTTTTACGTGATCCATCATACGTTTCATTGAAGAAGAACGTAGGACCATCCGAGTCATTCACATAATACAACAACGTCATATGTGGAAAATCATAATCCACGTGTGGTGTATGGTATAAATGCTTTGACTCTTTCCTAGTTAATAGATTGATTTTGATACGTCTGAACTTTTCAAAGTCTCCAAGTTCATCGGAAAAGTTTTCAGATATATGTTTCCACAAAGGTTCGACAACAATATCCCAAGCGTGTTGGGAAGAGATCTCTCCTTGATTGTTTACTACTGTGTGTTGAAACTGAGGATCCTCCCCCGACATTTCATCGGGGATAGAATCATTGAACTTAGGATCATACCCAGTTGTTTCAGTAATCATATACCAAGGCCAATAAGGACTATTCAATAGTCTTGCCTTGATGGGTTCCGACACAGAGGTCGGGACTTCACCAATAAACATAATTAAAGTTTGAATCCAGAGAATGTATCTTTTTTGATGTCTTGTTTAATTGCTCCTACAACATAGGATTCAATCTCAGTTTCCTGTGGTGCATTCTGTTGACCTTTAGAGTTCAACCAATGATTTGTCCAAGGAAGTGGATTGTTTCTAGCAGGAATATCGTAGATAGGATCGATACCGATTGCCTTCATCCTACGATTAGCAGTCCACTCAACATATTGTCCGAGAAGTTTAGCATTGAGTCCGATCATAGAACCATCTTTGAACAGATACTCTGCCCAATCTTTCTCCTCTTCTACACAACGTTGGAACATTTCCAAGACGTTCTGCTTTTCTTCTTTGATGATGTCGATCATATCAGGATCGTCACCTTCCTTCCACTTGTTCAAAATATTCTGAGTAAGTACAAGGTGCTGTGACTCATCGCGTGCGATAAGTGAAATGATCTTAGCAGATCCTTCCATCTTTTTAAGTTCACC